AGTCTACAATCCACACCCAAAAGATACTGCCAGCAGTCAGTTTGTCTGCGGCTGTAACAGTTAACCCCGGTAACAGTGTCATAAGATTAGCAGTCAATGTAGTTATGTATGTATGATAAAATTGTTCGTTTGATAGTGTAGCCCATCTTTTCAAATCTTCTGGCTTATCTTTATAACTAGGATCGGCATTTTGTTTACTTGCATTATAAGATATAACTCCTCTAGATAACCAATAGTTTAAGGAAGCTCTATGTGTTAGATATTGTCTAGTAGGTTCCTCGATAGCGGCCATCACTAGTGCAGGATATCCTAATGAGTAAATTTTTCGAATAATACTTGAACCGTCAAATGCCTTAAGAGGTTTCGTATCCATTTCTCCTTTCTTAGCCGCCTTTGTAGCGTTGTCTATAGCTTCCTTGGTTTTTTTCTCAGCTACCTTATTCATTTGTTGAATAATAGTAGGATCATTTAACATTTCAACTTGGTCAAGTTTAGGATCAGCTTGGCGTAATTTTTTTAGCCAGTCAGCAAAACTGTCAAATTTTACACCGGGATATCGTGTTTCATGCAGTGTGGCTTCATAGGCATATCTAGTAGTATAGTCATTTATAAACTTAGTTTCAGCCTCAGTGAATCCACGACCTAAACGATATAATTTTCGACCAAGTCCTATTTCGCCTTCTTTTAAGTCGTGATTTTCTCTTAAGATAATTTCTGTAACTTTCATGTAGATATTTATCGGTATTAGTAGATGAACTACGTTCATCTGTTCTTCGCTTATCAGCTCGAACTAACTGTTAAGTTAATGATATAATTTAGTGCGAAGCACTTTAAATATTATCCAGATCGTTCAGTCACACTTTGCCCTGGCGGGCAAAATGACTAACATTATCCGAGTCGAACAATATCACCCTAGCATTTCAGCAGTTACAGTGGCGGTCATCCGGTACCACGAGCTGAGTCTTTATATGACGGCGGGCTCATGCACAATGCTAAACGCACATGAACCGTGAGGCTACAACCTCTCTTTTAGCCTTGAAAATTCTTCTTATAGTTCAAACGGATTATAGGCATATTCCATCATCGTCCTGTAAAGGATAGTGAACTACAACTCTGACACCAAGCAGAAATACCTTGCCGTCACACATCAGAACGGATTCGGGGCACACTATCAACGCCTGTGCGGGCTTATTTGGTGTTTTATGAGCCTGATTTATTAAGATTTCAGTATATGTGAACCATGTACACGCACTTGAATATGACCATTATAATAGTCATTTGATTCAAGAACTCTGCGTGAAAATTGTTCACGAGCTTCTATATAACTGCATTCTGCCTTGGATTTACAGTAAAATAATATTTCTCTGCGAAAGTTTTCTTGACCTAACTGCGTAACATCCTTGGTTAATTCGGGAGAACTACCGTAATAGTCCCGCCAATCACTGTCAATTTTGCTACGGATTTTCTTTTTTTTCTTAGTGCCGTTCTTGAGTTTTACTGTCTTGTAAGTAGTTTTGGAGAATTTTGCTAGTTTTTTGCCTATGTACATACGCCCTGAGATTGTATTTGTTATAAGATAAACAAACCCAACACAATCTTCAGGAAGAATTTCTACTTGTTCATTTTGATAGTACCAGGACATTAACTATGTATATTATTCGTCCTCAGTACCACCGCCTTTTTGGTTTGCCTTGCGTTGTGCCTTGTCTTGATCTAGCCAAACACGATACTGTTGTACATGTTCCCTACGTTCGCGAGCTATAATACGAATCTGCGCTAGCCAGTAGCGCATGTTTTCGCCTGCTCGTCTCGTGCCTCTAGCATGCCATCTTTGATTTGCCTTAAAATATTCCTTAAAAGCCGCCATGAGTCTTTCGTGAGACTCTTCATTTTGATGATCCGACGGCTCTACATGCTTGCTCATTATTCAGTAACTTCTAAATCTGTAGCATAGCTGGTATAGCCATTTTCTTTAACAACTTTAAGCACGTTATTCACACGGCCAATTAGTTCGTCCTTGTGACTGATTAGGAAAATGTTTTTCTTACGTTCACGGGCCATCTTTTTAAGTACGCCCAGTGCACCTTCTACGCCCGAAGCATCTAGTCCGTTGTCGATTAACTCGTCTACAAACAGTAAATTAATACCTTGATATAGACTTTCCCATACATCACGGAAACTAAAGCTCAGACCTAAAATAAGTCTGTTGCGTTCACCACGCGACAAGTTGTCAAAATCCAAGTCTTGACCCAGTTGTGTAATCAACACTGACAGATCGTTTTGGAATGTAACAGTATGTGGCAAGCCCAACTTGTCTAGATAGTAAGTAAGTCTGTTGTTAAGATAAGCTAGATTTTGATCAATGATCTTCTTGCGAATAAACGAGTCTTTTGACGTTAACAGTTTAAGTAAAAACTCTTGATGTTCTTTTAAACTGTTAAGTTGATTGATTTTATCCCACAAGATTTCTTGTAAGGCAGTATCAGTCAACTCGTCAATTTGTTCTTGATAGTGATCAGTTTCCCCGGCCTTAATAGTCAGCTGAGTTTCTAAGTTTTTAAGATTATTCTGATGCTTGAGTGCTTGTTCTAACGTATCATAGTAAGTGTCAGGACGACCTGTGATTTCACCTAACTCTGTAATATCGTGAGTAATTTTTTGAAGATCTTTTTCTACCTTGGCAAAATATTTTCGGGCTTCGTCAAGGTGCCCTTGTGCCATCTGAGTCATTTCTTCATGTTTGTGATCATGCAATTCTTGTTCACAAGCGTGGCACTGCTTATTCGCCAACTTCATAAGCTCGGCGTTATACTTCGTAACGCTTCGCTCCGCTTGCGCTATCGCGCTTTCTAACGTAGCCCGTTCCTTATTTAGGCTTTTTAGCTTCTGCGAAGCTTCTTCGTAAACTTTGAGCTCCGCATGCTTTGCAAGCTCTGCATCGATATCTACACTTTCAAGTTCGATAATAGCACGGCCTATTTTTTCTAATTCTTGTTGATGCTGATTGTGCCATGCACTTTGTTTTGTCAACAAATTATCAATACTTTTTTGAATATTTTCATTAGATTTCTTTGCCGCTTCTATGTCTGCACTTTCTTGTGTAATAGTATCTTTAGTTTGTCTTACTAATTCTTTAAGAGTTTCTGCTTTTTCACTTAATAGTGTAATGCCCAACAACTGCTCAATAATAGCTCGCTGATCATTAGCCCGCATACTTAAGAATGGTTCTGTATACGTGTTAAGAGCAACAATATGCTTGAACATGTCTGGACTCATGCCTAATAACTCATCCAAGTCCTTTTGCGTTTCACGCATATCGCCCTGTGCATCATCTGTTTCTTCAGTTTCTTGTGCTTGGTCATTGACAAAGAACTGTAGCACGTTAGGTTTGCGTCCACGTTCAATACGATAGTCCATGCCGTCTTTTTCAAACGCAAGTGTAACCAACATATTTTTATTGTTAATCTTATTAATAAGATTATCTTTTTTAATGTTAGTTAAGGCATTGCCGAATAGTGCATAGCTGAGTGCGTTTACAATAGTAGTCTTACCCGTACCATTACGGCTTCCACTATCATCTCCGCCTTGATCTAAATTTTCACCTAGTACAAGCGTTAAGTTTTCCTGGGCAAAATTTACAGCTTGGGTTTGATTACCCACACTCATGAAGTTTTTTACTGTTAATTCTTTTAATTTTATGCTCATAAGCTGTTATAAATTTCCAACAATATATTTTTGTCAAACTGATCAGATTCGATGTTTATAATTTGACTACTAACAATCTGATCTACACTTTCAAAACTTTGAATGTCAATGCTTGTGTTAATTTCAAGATCTTTCTTTTCTGCAATTAGCGTAAGTTCTCGAATATTATAGTCTGCAATAAACTTTTCTTTAACAAAACTAGCTTCTTCAAAACTAATGTCGATATCTAATGTAACACGTAAATGCTGTTTAGGTTTAATAATAGTATCTGCTTCGTCAATTAACTGACTTAGTTTAACTGTGCGGAATGTAGGCTGATCTGGCCAGCTATGATATTCAGGTTGCCCTCCCCACTCTAATATCATCATTCCACGTTCGTCGTCCCAAGCATCTGCATAATTGTGCGGAAACGCATTGCCAATATACACCATATTTTTTTGTTGTTGACGTTTATGGAAATGTCCACTAAAACCTAATTCATAATTTTTAAAAGCATCTAATTGTATTTCACCATGATCCGGCATTTGTATCATAGCGTTCATAAAAAAGCTAGGTAATTCAAAGTGTCCAAATATATATTTGCCACCTTTTTTACCTACACTTCGCCATTCTTCGCCAACAAGCCATGGGCAGAGTGTGACATCTCCAATAGTAGTAGGCTCATGTACGACAGTGATACCAGGTATATACTTTCCAAATTCCACAGAGTGTATATCCCGTTTGTCTTTGTAATACAAATCATGATTGCCAGGAAAGAAATAGAAGTTATCAAACGCCTGCCCCAACTTTTCCAAGGCCCTAAGGCTATAATCCATTGTAGTAATGTTAAGGCTATTGCGATTATGATGCCAATCGCCCATAAAGATACCTGTATCACAACCTTCCTCCTTAGCTTTTGCAATGTACCAATCGACAAAATCTTCGCAGTCTTGGTTGTGAACACTGCTGTTAGATTTTAATCCAAAGTGTATATCTGTAAAACAAGCTACTCGTTTAAATAAATTACTCACTAGCTTCCTCATTTCGTTTTAGTGCTGCCGCATGTTCTCCGGCGCCTGTTCGACTATAACTTGGGTTCATACCGTTGATTTCTAAAATGTCATCGCGGATGTTTTGATTACGTTTTTCAATATTAATAACACGAACAAAACTATTAGTCACAGCCGCAGTAAAGTAAGCAAACGGATTGTCACTCTTTGATTCGTCAAATTGTAGTCCAATTTGTGTTAGTTGCAAAATAGCCTGACCTTTCATTTCGTCGTTATATGTATAGCCACGAACGTTACCGCGAGTAGCATAACGCTCACATAATTTTAACATCATTCGTGCTAGAGTTGGAGTAATTTGGCCCGCATCTTTATCAAAATGACCTTTCTCTAAATCACCTTTCCAATGACTTTTGCCCACGCATACCAGTTCATTGGCTTCATTATATTTCCAATGTTGGAACGGTGGAAAATTTACCTTATCTCTATGATCGGCAAGACTTTTAGGATTCTTTTTTCTTGTACTGTTTAACGGAATGTGATCAAAACTCATAATTCTGAATACCACATCAGTCTTGGCTATTTTCTTATAATCAATTTCGCAGTCTGCTTGTTTGACTTTTTCTCCTGCTTTTTTACGGGTTTCGTAATCTAGCTGACTTAATCTTTTGGCTTTTGCTCGTTTAGCATCTGCTATGCTTCTAATATTAATCTTGTCCAAACTGGGTAAAATTATATCATATTGATGATATTGGGGAGCAGTGAAACTACAATATGATGTTTTACTTCTGTGTATTTCTAATAACATATCCTTGTTATTTAGGTAGTTAACTTTAGCTGTCATTAATTAATTCTCCGGATGTTACATTATAAAGTATGCACTTAATAAAGTCAAATAAATAATATACCAAAAGGACTTTATTATGGGACTATTCGATCCTACACAACTTGCAGGCGCTTCAAATATTATAGATGCTGGATCGTCTGGATTCAACACTCTCAGCAACATAGGCGGTGCGGTTGCCGCCGGGCTTGCTTCTGGCAATATTGCAAGCGCAATTCGTGCTGTCAATTTACCATCGGCAGGCGAAGCAATAGGCGATACACTACAATCCATAGCCGCTTTTAAAGGCGATCCGCATCCAAACGATTGGCGTGTGAGATTAAGCATGTCTACTTGGCCCAGTTTTAGCACTAGCGCAGTATTGAAACCATTAACTGATGCAGGCGGTTTAATATTTCCATATACTCCAAAAATTAACATACACGGAGCTGCCAGTTATACACCAGTTTCTCCAGTACATTCTAACTATCAATTTCATGCGTATAGAAATAGTGAACCAGGTAAAATTGTTATCAATGCACCTATGTTTGTAGAAGATACTACACAAGGATTATACTGGATCGCTATGGTACATTATTTAAGAAGCCTGACTAAAATGTTTGCAGGAACTGATCCAAAAGCCGGTAATCCTCCTCCTATTGTATTCTTAAATGGTTACGGAAATTATGTTTTTAAAAATATTCCAGTTGTTGTAACTAGCATGAATGTAGAGTTAGATAATAATTGCGATTACATTGGTGTTAACGTTGTCGGTAGTGCTGCCGGAGCAGTAGAAGGAACAGCAGATGGGATCTCTGGTTTAGCAAGCAGTGTAGGAGGATTATTTGATGCAGGCAGTACAGCAAGCGGAATTTTCAGCGGCATTAGCACTATTGCCAGCGGAGTTGGCCAAGTATCTGCGTTAGCTGGTACGTTTGGTCTTGGAGGAACAACTAGCGGCGGAGTTACACATGTACCAACCAAGACTACCTTCTCAGTTACCTTGCAACCGATATATAGTAGAAACAGTGCTCGTAATTTCAGCCTTGATAGATTTGTTCAAGGTGGCTATCTTAATAACAGTTTTGGGTACATTTAATTATGGCAGCTACTTACACAAATACCAGTCCTTGGTTTAACACACCTATAACACAAAATTATTTAGATGTATTAACTATACGTCCGGTAGCCGCACAAGCTGATGATTTTCTTTATACAATTGAAAGTCAGTATACTTTCCGACCAGATTTATTAGCATATGATCTGTATGGACAAGCAACATTGTGGTGGGTCTTTATACAGCGCAATCTTGATGTATTGCAAGATCCTATTTTTGATTTTGTACCTGGAGTACAAATTTATATTCCTAAAGGTAGCGGCCTTACATCTGTATTAGGACTATAATATGAGTTTAGATGGCATTCCAGGTGTAATCGACTCAGCTACTAATTTAGGTAATACTGTAAACAATGCAGTTTCTAATGCAAGTTCGGCTTCAAGTTTTTCTGGATTTTTAGATAGTGTAACAGGTGCATTTAGTAGTCTTGGAAAATTCTTTCAAACTCTATCTGGCGTAAATTTACCTATTAAAAACCCCTTACATGCGTATGCATCATACGATTACATATTAAGTTTAGCATGTTTAAGTAATAACGAAGTAACAAATCCTGATAAGACTTACATGGCTGGAGCACCATTGACACTAATATGTAAAAGTGCCAATGCAGATCCTACTAATCGTATTAATACTGCATATGGAAAATTTGATTTCTTCTTTCAAGACTTGGCATTTGATGTTGCTACTCAGGTAGATGTAAATTTAACAGGAAATTATAAATTAGATTTTACAATTTTTGAACCCTACAGCATGGGAATGTTTTTTGAATCCTTGCAGTCCGCGGCTGATCAACTAGGTTATGATACATGGAGATCTGCAATATGGTTAATAGCTATTGAATTTAGGGGAACCAAAGAAGACGGTACAATGGTTCCTATTCCTAATACAAAAAGATATATTCCTTTTGAAATTAGAGATATGTCAATGCAAGTTGATGGCCGAGGGAGTGTTTATACGATTTCAGGTATGCCATCTAATATGATGGCGCTATCAGATGCCGTGGCAATGTTTAACACTGATATTTCATCAGATGGAGCAACTGTTGGAGAAATATTGCAGTCAGGGGAATTTAGTTTACAAGTTGCTCTTAATAAATTTGAACAAGAAAAAGTAGACAAAGGCTTACAAGAAAAACCTAATCAATATTTGATATATTTTCCTAATGATCCTAGTAGCGACTCAGGAAGCTCAATTGGAGCAGGTGGATCACTTTTAGAAACAGTTATACAAGCGACAATAGATCCAAGTGCCAGCGGCAGTACATCTGATGCAATTAAAACTAAATTTCAATTACAAACTAATACTATTACTAATGACCTTGCTCAGCAAGTTAGTGATTTAAATGAAATAGGTTCAGCTCCTATGGGATTTGATACTACCAGGGAAGGTGATATTCCTATGGGAAGAGATGATCAAGTTTATGATAATGCTAGTAAAACTTTCTTTGGTGGTGCTTTGACTCGAGATCCAACTAAGGCAAATTTTAAATTCGATCAAAAAACTAATATTGTTAATGCTATTAAACAAGTTATTTTGCAAAGTGATTACCCTAAGGCATCTCTAGATGCATCTTCTATAAGTCCAGAAGGATATAGAAACATGTGGAGTATACGACCTTGGGTATTTCCTTTAGGAACTAAAGCCGATTCAGTTACTGGTGATATTCCTAGATTATATGTTTATAAAGTAACGCCTTATAAAGTGCATGCCAGCAGATTAAAAGCACAGAGTCAAGCAATACCAGGATTTAACTTACTAAGTCAGCAAGCTCCAAAGCAATATAATTATATCTATACTGGTAAAAATGATGACATCTTAAGTCTGAATATTGATGTAAACAAATCATTTTTTCAAATTATGCCAGCTGATGCTGGAACAGAAAATTCGGATAGTAAAACTAATGAAAGGCAAGCTAGTGGTAGTGAAGGTAGTTCTACTAAACCACTTAACCTTGGATTAGGATCAAATTCTGTAAACAAACAAGGAACTGGTAGCTTTGTAGGTTATATCGGTAGTTTATTTAAGTCGGATGGCCACGGTGGCGGAGGAACAGAACGACCAGCAACTAGAGCTGCCAAGGCTTTTGTGGATGCAATGGCCATGGAATATGATGTATATAATATCCGAATGGAAATTATGGGAGATCCTTATTATATTGCACACAGCGGAACTGGTAATTATACGTCGTCGGCTAGTCAATATGTAAATTTAAATGCCGATGGTACTATGAATTATGAAAATGGAGAAGTAGATATTGTTGTTAATTTCAGAACTCCTATAGATATTAATCAAACCACTGGAATGTATAATTTTGGAGCAAATAGTCAATCAGCTCCACTTACTAGATTTAGTGGATTGTATTGTATTACAAAAGTTGAGAATCGTATGTCTGAAGGAAAATTTACACAAATAATTTCAGCATTAAGAAGATCTGATCAAGAAAATCCTGGAAGTGCGATTGCTTCGGCAGTCGAAAAAGCTCAGTATCTTAATACTAACCCTGTAGTAGATAAAGGCAATCCGTCAGGGTCTGAAGAAGAATCTTCAAGTAATTAACATAAAGGAATACAATGGGAGGAAATAACTATACCGCGCCAAATGATAATATGTACAGTAGTACAAATTATCCAGATACACCCGTCGGCCCATTTTTAGCAACAGTTATTGGTCATCAAGATGGCAAATATTTAGGCAGACTTAATGTATTGATTCAACGTCAAGGTTCAGGTAATAATAATTCTAGTACACAAACAAGAATTGTGGACTATATGAGTCCTTTTTGGGGTGTAACTGGATACGGTCAAACTACCGATGATTCTGGAAATCCCGGTAATTACGACGGCACACAAAAAAGCTATGGTATGTGGATGGTTCCACCTGATCCAGGCTCAACGGTGTTGGTTATATTCTTAGCTAATAATCCAGCTAAAGGCTATTGGATAGGCTGTGTTCCTAAAGACGATAGTTATATGAATTTTATGACTCCTGGTATTGCTGCCACCAAGTTTGCTATAACAGACGATGCAACACTTTCTGTAACAACAGATAGTCAAGGTAAAGATTTAAGAGTTCCTGTGACAGAATATAATAAAAGATCTTCTGACAATGCTGGTCCGCAAGATCCTACTAGATTTAATAAACCAATACACCCTTTAGCATTATTTTTAGACAATCAAGGACTGTTGTTAGATGACATTCGAGGAATTACAACTAGTAGTGCTAGACGAGAAGTGCCTAGTACTGTATTCGGAATAAGCACTCCGGGCCCAATTGACAGGGACGGACAAACAGGATTAGTTGGAACAAAAGAAGCTAATGTGCCTAATGCACCAGTTAGTCGCCTCGGTGGCCAAACATTTATTATGGATGATGGGCATAACAAATATTTGCGCAAAACTGATGCTAGTAGCGGTCCTCCAGAATATGCTAGTGTTGAAAACGGAGAAACAGATGGAGATCCACTTCGTCCGCATAATGAATTAATCAGGCTACGAACTCGTACTGGTGCTCAAATACTATTTCATACTAGTGAAGATCTAATTTATATTACTAATAGTAGGGGCACTAGTTGGATAGAAATGACAAGTGATGGCAAAATAGATGTGTATGCTCAAGACAGTATTAGCATGCATACAGATGCTGACTTTAATTTTTTAGCAGGAAGAGATATTAATTTAGAAGCTGTGAGAAATATTAATATTAAAGCTGGTGGAGATCATCAGTTAGAAGTTGTAGGCAATAAAACAATAATTGTAACTGGTAATAGAACAATTAGTGTTAAAGGCACACATGACGAAACTATTATTGGAGCAACAAATTTATCTATTCAAGGCGACTATAATCAATTGCTAAATGGTGCTTTAGGAATCACAGTGGCTAATGATATTAATATTAATACTGCCGGTGGTACAGCTATTACTACTGCTAAAGATCTTAATATTAATACTACTGGCGGTAATAATTTGACAGCAGGCGGAAAAAGTAATTTTAATAGTGGTGGTCAACAATTATTTACGGCAGGAGGAAGCACAGAAATATCAAGCTCTGGCACTAATATTAATGGTGGTAATATTAATTTAAATAGTGGTAGCGCCGCGTCTGCTGACAAAGCCACAGAAGCAACTAAAACATCTAAAGCTACTTTACCAGTTGCTTTAGCAGTATATCCTAATCCAACTGAAACAGACGGAACTACTCTTAATAGTATTATGTTGCGTGTACCTACGACAGAACCTTATCCGCATCATGAAAATTTAAATCCTACACTATTTAAAACTAGTAAGACAGATATTGCAGCCGCAAATAGTGCGGCACAATCACAAGTTAATTCAGGATCATAAAATGAGTATATTTTCCAGAGTTAGTGCAGATCTTAGTGATCTAAAAAAACTTGCCAGCGTTGCTCATCTTGGTAATGGCATCAGTATAGCATCTGTCAAATCTTTATTGAGCAGTGCAAAAGGTATTGCAGGAGTTGCCGCTGGTATTGCAGGAGTTGTTTCAGTTGCAAAAGGAATAAGCGGAGCAGGTTTAACTAGCGGAGTAGCCCCTGCACCAATTGTTTTACCCACAGTGACTTTAAGTTTAACGCCAATAGTAGCAACGTGGGGAAATAGATTTTCTCCGCAATGGACTAGTACAGGTCCTGTTTCTATTGGAGTGTTAGAGTTTAAATGGGACGGCGGTGATATAACAGTGCCAGGCAACTCACCAACAGGTACTCCATCTTTTGATTCGACCGGAAATGGAGCTATATCTAATCCAGCAAATAATTCGGCGCATTTGACAGATGCTAATGGAATTTATGTCCTTTACACTATGACAGTATCTAGCTATTCATACGCACCATATGGGTTGCTAGGGCAAGCTAGTGCTGAAATAAAACTTTATGCACCATAACATATCGGAGCAAATATGGCAGACACTTTAACTCCTAGTATAGATCCAGTAATTGGAACTGCAATCGAAGTTCCTAAACAATATTGGAAAGCCTATTCAACAGCTATGGATACGTTTGATCGTCCACCGCCTCCAGCAAGCCCGGAAGAACAGCAAACAGATGATACACAAGCATGGCAGACATCAGCCTAAGGAATATGTATGACTTCAAATAATAATTTATATGATAAAATTGTATTGCCAGCAGTTAATACTTTAACTAGCAATATGACAAAAATGTACAAAGGGTTTAGCACAGTAAGTGCTAATACTGAAAATTATAATCTCTATGATTTTGAATTAATTAAGCAAGATATTTTAAATCATTTTTATACAAGACAGGGTGAACGTCTTATGAATCCTAGTTTTGGATGTGTAATATGGGATTTATTATTTGAGCCTCTTACCGAGCAAGTTAAGGGCGTTATACTACAAAATGTTAATACAATAGTTAATTATGACCCTCGTGTCAAATCTGAAAATGTTACGGTAACTGCCTATGATACAGGAATTCAAGTACAACTAACCTTGCTTTTTGTGCCCTACAACCTACAACAAACAATGCAACTGTCATTTGATCAAGCTAATAATCTAGTAGTGCAATAAACAGCGCACATAATTGTTACAAATAAATACAATACTAGGACTACTAAATGAGCTCAACTGACAGACAAAATAACTTGTTAATTAATCAAGACTGGAAAAAGATTTATCAGTCTTTTAAAAATGCAGACTTTCAAAGTTATGATTTTGAAAATCTACGCAGAACTATGATTACATATCTGCGTACAAATTATCCAGAAGATTTTAACGATTATATTGAAAGTTCAGAGTACCTAGCACTAGTAGATCTAGTAGCATTTGTTGGACAAAGTGTTGCATTTCGAGTAGATTTAAATGCACGTGAAAACTTTTTAGAGCTAGCAGAACGCAGAGATAGCGTCTTACGTCTTGCAAGATTAATCAGTTATAATGCTAAACGTAATATTCCTGCCCAGGGTTTATTAAAATTTACCACAGTAAAAACAACAGAAACGGTAGTTGACAGTAACGGCAGAAACTTAGCTAATCAAGTTGTAACTTGGAACGATCCGGCAAATCCTAATTGGAATGATCAATTTATTAAAATAATAAATGCCGCAATGCCGTCTACTCAGCAATTTGGAAATCCATCAGCTAAAGATACAATTTATGGAATTCCTACAAGTCAATATCGTTTCCAAGGTACAAATACTGGCATTCCAATTTATGCGTTCACTAAATCTGTAGCCGGCCGCACAATGAATTTTGAAATTACAAGTACAACATTTAGCGGACAAGCATACATTTACGAAGAAACTCCAAAAGTTGGAAACAATCTTGCTTGCATTTACAGAGATGATGGTAAAGGAGCAGGTAGTAACAGTAATGGATTTTTTCTTAATTTTACACAAGGTACATTAACTGTAGGATCATTTACAGTTACACATCCTACTAGCAACGAAAGCGTTGATATTAATACAACTAACATTAATAATAATGATGTATGGTTATACAGATTAGATCAAAATGGAGCTGAGTCTGAATTATGGACACAAGTTCCTACGACTGCTGGAAACAATATTATCTATAATAGTTTGAATAAAAGCATTAAGAATATCTATAGTGTTGTAAGCAGAGCAAGCGATGCTGTTAGTCTAGCTTTTAGTGATGGTACTTTTGGAAATTTACCATTAGGTGATTTTAGAACATATTATAGAGTTAGCAATGGCTTATCATATGTAATCAATCCTGCAGATATTAGAAATGTATCTATATCTATTCCTTATATTAGCAGAAAAGGTCAAACAGAATCGTTGACCATAACAATGAATTTACAAACAAGTGTTGCAAATTCTGCTGTAGCAGAAACAAATGCTAGTATCAAAGCCAACGCTCCTCAAACTTATTATACGCAGAATAGGATGATAACAGCTGAAGATTATAACATCAGTCCGTTATCGGTTACTCAACAAGTTGCTAAAGTTAAAAGTATTAACAGATCAAGTAGCGGTATTAGTCGATACTTTGATCTTAAAGATCCTACAGGAAAATATAGCTCAACTAATTTGTATGCTAATGATGGTGTCTTGTATCAAGATCCATACATTCAATTAACTACATTTCAATATAACACAAAATCAGATATTGATGGTGTTATATATAATACAGTTTATGATTTATTACAATCGATTGATTTAAGAAATTTTTATTATAATAATTTTATAAATTTCTTAACTACTAGTCTTAATATTAGTTGGTATCAAACTAGTGCTACTAGTTCTTCTAGCAATGGCTATATTGGAAATGTAGTAGATGCATCTCCATTTCCAGTAGGAAGTTATACTGCAACTGATCTTAAATATTTAACTCCAGGTGCATTAGTTAAATTTGTCGCACCTGCTGGCTATTATTTTGATAAAACACAATCAAATAAATTAGTCTACGGCACTGTTGGTGCATTAGGTAGCGCAAGTTATATATGGGCAGAAGTAGTAAATGTTGTTGGTAACGGAATCCCATCTACTGCATATCCTGGCCCGATTACATTTAGTGTAGTAGTTCCTAATACTTCTATTATTACGCAAATTATTCCTAAATTTACCACGACACTTAGTTCTAGCGTTATAACCACAGTTATTGATTTAATTTTTAGTAATCGTGCATTTGGATTAAGATATGATGGCCCGACACAAACATGGCAAATTATTTTTGAAACTAATCTTGACCAGACTTCGTTGTTTAATTTAGGTAAACAAGGCGATGTATCTAACACTAAACAAGATTCTAGTTGGATGCTATTGTTTACAACTGATAACGAAACATATACAATTACTACAAGATTGCTAAGATATATTTTTGAAAGTGATGAAGAATTAACATTTTATTTTAATGATAATGTGACAATTTATGATTCCACTACAAATTCAACTGTTAGGGATCAAATTAAAATTTTAAATATCAATCATCAACCCGGATTGACTACTTCGTTCACAGAAGATTATCCTTGGGACGTTACATCATCATATAGCGGACTTGATGGTTATGTTGACAATACAAAAATTGTTGTATCTTTCAGCGATTCAGACTATAATGGTATAGTGGATAATCCGCAGTTATTTTTAGATATTGTTAATCCTACAACAGCTCCTTTAACAAAATATATTATTCAACAACGTTATATAATTTCTACAGGACAAGAAGATTATAGATATGTTAATAACAGTAGTAATATTGTTATTATACTAAGTTCAGAAAGTGCGCTAGGAGCATATAACCAGTATACAGATGGACAATATTTTTACTTTACTTCTACTGGAGTAGTAAAACAGCTGACTTTAGCAACTTCTGCACTAGTACCAACATTAGATTATAAAGTGTTTGTCGGTAGAGATAAACTTAAATTCCAGTATACCCATAGTGCGGATTTTGAAAGTAGAATTGATCCAGGCTCAAGTAACATAATGGATGTTTATATATTAACTAAAGATTATGATACCGCATATAGACAATGGGTTGATGGAGCAACTTCAATAAAACCTTTGCCTCCAAGCTCTGACGAAATTAATAATCTTATAGGATCGTCATTGGATCTTATTAAACCGATATCAGATGAAATAATATATCATCCGGTAACTTATAGATCTTTATTTGGGCCCGATGCAAGTCCAGAATTGCAAGCAACATTTAAAGTTACAAAAAATATAAATTCTGTAGTATCGGATAATGATATACAGTCTAGAATTATTACAGCGATTAATCAATTTTTTACATTAGATAATTGGAATTTTGGAGACACATTCTATTTTACAGAATTGTCTACTTATATTATGAATCAACTGACACCTGATATAACAAATTTTATAATTGTTCCTATTCAAAGTAATGCTTATTTTGGCAGCTTATTTGAAATATCATGCCCAAGCGACCAGATCTTTATTAGTACTGCAACTGTTTCTAACATACAAGTTATTACAAGTATCACCAGCGGCAATATTAAATCAGTGACCGGCTCGGCACTTTCTTCAATATCTTCACAGACTATAACTAGCGCAACATACGGAAATTTAAATGGCTGATCTTACCAACCCATACGGCGATAAAAAAAATCTATCATCAGATTTATTACCAAACGTTTACAAAACTGATGCTAATAAAAGATTTTTACAAGCTACCATCGACCAGCTAACACAACCTGGTGTTGTTAAAAAAGTTAACGGCTACGTTGGTAGAGAAAATGCTAAAGCAACGACCGGTTCTGATATTTTTTTACAAGCCGCTAGTCAAGATAGACAAAATTATCAACTTGAACCTAGTTTCACTATTAATGATCCACTAGGCAATAATATCTTTTTTAAAGATTATATCGATTATATTAATCAATTAAATGTGTTTGAAGCCAATGTTTCAAACCATAGTCGATTGAATAAGCAAGAATTTTATAGTTGGGATCCACATATTGATTGGGATAAATTTGTTAATTTCCAAAACTATTATTGGTTACCGTACGGACCCGAGACTATTAGAATTTACGGACATAAACTAAATGTCAACAGCACTTATACTGTTGATTTAAAATTAGAAGCTTCAAATAATCAATTAGTGTTCACGCCTGACGGGCTAACACCCAATCCTTCTATAAAGTTATATAGAGGACAAACATACACATTTAATATTAATAGTGTAGGAGATCCAATTAGTATCCGAGTAGCTCGATCTTTAGTAAACACCGATTTATATAATACTGGAGTTACTAGTCAATCGGTGCAATCTGGATCAATAGTGTTCCAAGTTCCACTAGATGCGCCTAGCATCTTATATTATCAAAGCGATCGCAATTTAAGTTTAGGCGGTGTGTTTGAAATATTATCAATAGAAGACGATACTTATATTGATGTTCAAAATGAATTATTAGGAAAAGCATCATATACTTTATCAGACGGCACTAAACTTAGTAATGGTATGAAAGTATCATTTGGTGGCAATGTGACACCGGCTAGCTATGCAACTGGGGAGTATTATGTTGAGGGTGTTGGTACTGCTATAACACTAACAAATAAAGAAGTGTTAGAAGTTACCAGTGTATATACTATTGAACAAACTATTTTATTTGATAGCGATTTATTTGATAGCAATGCGTTTAGCGATACAACAGCGTTTGCTCAATTAAAAGATTATATCACTATTAATCGAGCAAGTGTTGATTATAATCCATGGAGCCGATACAATCGATGGTTTCACAAAGATGTAATTAATGCAAGTGCCACATTTAACGGACATGTATCGAGTACCGATCAAACTCTAAGAGCAGTACGTCCTATTATAG